CACAAACTGTACAGACTCGAAGAGTTTGATGCAGGAGAAGGCTATCAATCTTACACATCTAACGAACCACAAGTATACGCAGACAAACTAATTTCTTGGATGACTACATCTGAAATGGTTGTGCGTGTTCCCTACAACAATGCTGAAAGAGAGCAAAGGGAAAATAATGATGCTAAAGAAAAATTCCTTATAGGATTACTTAAAAATGCTGACGATAGAGTAACAGCTAGGTTTCAACCTACTGTAAAAGCACAGTTAGCTTGGTACATTACTTTACGTGGTTGGTATGCAGTAAGGTCAACACTTGTAAAGAATAAAGAAGGCGATACTTATGTAGATATACAGCCTTGGGACCCACTCCACACATACTGGGGAGAAGGACCTAACGGTTTAGCTTGGGCTTGTTACAAGACTAAGAAAACTCCTACAGAGATTAAAGCTATATATGGTGTAGAGGTGGAAGGCGAAGGCATGGGTCCTGATGATGATGACGGTATAGATATATATGACTTCTTTGATTCTGAAGATAATATAGTTTGTACCGATACAGCTATTTTAAAGAAAAGAACTAAACATGGTTCTGACAAAGTACCTGTAGTTATTGGACCTGTAGGAGCACAACCTCTAGTACAGGCAATATCAGAGTCAGGAAACTTAGATACTGTAGAAGACTATGGCGAATCTTGCTATAAGTCTTCCCGTGATTTGTTTGAGAAGCACAACTTTATGATGAGTGTGATGCTTGAACTTACAGCACGTTCACGTAGACAAGGACTTAAAGTCAGGTCACGTGATGGAACTAAAACGCTGGAAGAAGACCCATACAAGGAAGGTTCTGAGATTGCATTAGGACAAGGCGAAGACGTAGAGCCACTAGGATTACTGGAAATGGCTAGAGAGTCAGGCGTGTTTATGGGATTAATCTCAGGCGAAATGCAAAGAGGTGGATTACCACACTCTATATACGGGCAATTAGAATTTCAATTATCAGGATTCGCAATAAATACTTTGCGTCAAGGTGTTGAAACTGTACTTGCTCCTAGACTAATTGCATTAGAAAAATGTTATAGAAGTATGTTCCACCACTTATGTGACCAGTATGTTACTGGTGCATTTAAAGCTATGGAACTTAGTGGTCAGGATAAAAACAGAATGTATTTCTCAGAAGAAATTACTCCTGAAACTATACGTGATGCCGGTGATGTCGAAGTAGACTTTATCGGACAACTACCACAAGACGATATGTCAAAGATGAGCATGGCTCAGATAGCACGTGAAGGTGAAACTCCACTACTACCTGACATATTTATACGAGATAAAATACTTGGTTTGCAATCAGCAGACTCTATGGAAGACTCTATCAGAGTACAACTTGCCGAAAAAGTTCTGCCTGAAGCACAGTTATGGACACTGTTACAGGCAGCACAAAGACAAGGCAGGGAAGATTTGGTAGAATTTTACAGGGGCGAGTTGATGAATGTGTTTATGATGAAGAGCATGGAACGTGCTCAACTAATGGCACAAAGCCAACAACCACAGGGAATGGGTCAGGGAGCACCAATGCCACCTCAAGGTGGTGGACCTCCCGGATTACCACCTCAAGTAATGCCTGATGCAGCACTTGGGGTACCACCAGTTCCTCCAACGGCTCCAGTAGGTCCTTCAGTTCCTCCCGGAACTCCAAGACCCGGAGGTCAAAGTACGCAAAGTAGATTAGAAAATATAGGATTAGTTCCACCTACAGGAGGTGCATAAATGCCACATCATTATTATGACGATACGCAATTAAATGAAATACCATTTATGTACTCTCAAAGTGCAGCATTTTCTGCACTACCAGTTGACCAACAAAGAGCATTAATTATTCAATTTACTAATATGACAGGGGGAAGACCTACTGACTCTAATGCTTTTGCTAGTTTTATTAATCAACAATTAGGAATAGGTCAACCTGTAGGATTGCAATCTGAAGAGGGAGTTTTTTCAGGACCTCCACCAGTTTCAGGTTTAGATTTAAGTGGTATCCCAGTAGGGGGCTCTACTCCGTTTTATCAAGAACAATATGGTCCACAAGGTTATATTCCTAATGTAGCAACAGCACAAGCAGCACAAAATGTTTATGATGACGTTATGATTGATACAACTCGTCAATCATTAAACCCTGACCTTATTTTTAATCCTGAAATAGGAACATATACATCAAGAACAGGAACAGATATTATTCGGGATAGGGAAAGTTTTTATAACCCTAATCTTTTTAATCCTAATGCTGAAATTCCAGTAAATCGAGAAATAAGTGCTGCTTTTACAGATTATGATGACCCTATGTTTGATTCTGCTACAGGAATTGAATTTCCTCGTGCTATGAAATTAGGCGCTGCTCCATTCACAGGTAAAGCAAGAGCATCAGAAATGGAACAGTTTTATGAATACCTTGACCGACAAGGTGGACTTAGTGATATTAATTTAAAAGATTCTAGAGTAGTAGATTTTCAACGAGGGAATGTAGTTATTCCTGATAATTATATTAATACTAATAGTAATGCGTTTAGAGAATTAGCTAATTTTGTTACTAATAATCCTAATTTATCTTCAATACAAGTTAACAATATTATTGAAGGATATGTAAATAGGCAATTTTCTCCTATAAAAATTGATGAGAACTTGACTGAATATCAAATAAAATTAAGGCAAGACACACAGCAAAAACAAATTAATAATATTATAGCTGACGTAACATCAAATTTAAAAAATCTTGGCGTTACTCCTGCTAGACTTGTATCTGAAGCAGACATAATAAAAGGTAAGACATTAACTGAAACCCCTGAATCTACCGGAGCAACAGACGCTACAATAGGTGTTTCAGGAACAGGAACTACTGGTGTTAATGTAGGTGGTTTTACATCAGCCGACATAGAACAATCGGCATCAGAATTTGATGCTGAAGGTGTTACGCCTGATAGAGTTATAGAAAATATTGAACAACAAGACCAAATAGAAGTAAATTTAGCTAATACAGAATTTCAAAGAATGGAAAGAGGGCAAGGAGGAGTAATTCCTCCCGGTTTTCAATTTCGTAATGGTAAAATAGTTAAAGTTAAACCTGATGGTAGAGTAATAGAACCTACTGTACCTGCTGCACCAAAAATATCAACAGAAGCTGGAACAGCAAAAGCACAACAAGATTCTGCTGTTACTCCAGTTACCCCAGTTACTCCAACTACTCCAACTACTCCAGTTGCTCCAGTTGCTCCACAAATATCAGGAGAGCCTACAGATTTACAAGCTGAAGAAGGAGTATTTGCAACACAACCTATTCCTCCTGTTTCAAGTGCTACAGGCATTACAGGTGCTGGCACTGTAGCAAACATTCCTAGTATGTATGAAGGTGGATTAGGAAGTACAGGGGCTATGACAGGATTAGGTCAACAAGCATATGATTTAAGTTTAGAACCGGCAGACGCTTTTAGGCGTTACAGGTCAAGACAAATGGGAGAAGTTCCAATAGGTGTTTTGGCAGGTGCTAATTTATATGGTGGGTACCAACCTGCTTATGGTAGATATTTATTAAATCAAGCTAGTGGTAATTTACCAATGGTTACTGGAATGGGTACGCAAGGTGGAGGATTTGGAGAATACTTACAAAGTGGTCAACGAAGAGGACTAGAAGATATAAGAAGTTCTTTTGGTGGATTACAAAACTATTTAACTTCTTTAGGTGGGCAAACTCTTTCTGACCCACAATATGCAGCAACATTTGGACTTGCTCCAAGAAGAGATGAAATAGTTTCTGCATCATTAGCTGCGTTAGGAAACAGAGCGTTAGGTGATAGAGGTACCGGAAACTTACGAAACATATTTGATATGTATCAAACTCAATATGGACCACAAGGTGCTAGTCGATTTGCTGACTTTATAGGTACAGCATTTAATCCAGTAGCTATGGGAGGAATGTAATATGGCAAATGGAATGAACGCATTTGATGATTACTATCAAACTATGCTAGAAACTGACCCACAAACTGCTTACTTAGGAGCAGTAGGTCAGGCTTTTGGAACGGGAGACCGTGCTAGTCAAGCACCACGTGATTATTTTGCTGGGCAATTTGGTAATGTTTATGACCAATACTTAGGGGTTAAAGGTAGAGAGTTAATGAACAGAACTGACCCGTCAAAAATGACTACGTTTACAGACTTCTTATCTAGGCAACCTTTTACTGAAAGATACGGCAGATTAACTCCTGCACAAAAGGTATGTCAACAAGAAGATATGCTCCTAGTACAAGGTTTATTTATTTCTAATGCCCCACGCATGGTGGCATCAATGGGATTATCTTCCTGACACTCAAGAACCTGCAGCAGACCCCACTGTATTCCAAGAGTATTTATTTCCTGCTGCTCGGGCAGCAGGTAGTGGAATTGCTCAAGTTCCCGGAGTTATGCCTACATTACAAGGCTTGGGGGCTGGTTTAAATTTTGTTCATGGGCGTGTAGTTCAACCGTTTGTAAATCAAGCTATAGAACCTATTCCTTTTAATTGGCAATTAAATGAAGGAGTAACTGAACAGTCTCCTTGGTATAGACCAATTAGTAGGTTTACTGAAGGAAGAATGGTTCCTAATGTTGACCAATATGTAACGCCTGAAGGAGACTTTTCTCCGGCTGGTGCATTTGACCAATTTATGAATATTAATCCTGTAGGAGCAGTAGCAGGAACTATATTAGAAGGTCTTAATATTCCTGAACCGTGGCAAGCAAAAACTAGAAGAAGTGAAGCTACAGATAGAGAAGTTGCACAAATAGAAAGAGAAACAGGTGAAATTGTTTCTGAGCAACAACGTAGAGAAATAGGACAAGATTTATACCCTACTCTTCCTTACGCTAGAGGAATAGCAGAAGAGTTACCATACTTTGCAATACCATCTGCTGGAGCAATACGTGGAGCAGCAGGAGCAGCAAGAGTTGGGGCAACAGCAGCTAACAATCCAGCATTACGAGCAGGATTGCGTGGAGTAGAACTTGGATTAACTCCAATAGCTGCAGCAGAAAGAGCAGCAGAAAGAGCAATTACAGCACCATTTCGTGCACTAGGAGGTCGTAGAAGTCCAACAACTCAAGCAACTCCTACAGACCCATCTGAATTAACACCTGATGTAATTGCAGAAGTTCAAGCTGCTGACCCAAGGTTTAATCAAAATTATCAAGGCAGAATTTATGATGATGTAATAAGAGAAAAAGAAATTCAAGAAATGGACCGACCCGGTGGTTACATGGACCAGCAATATGCTGAACAACAAATGCAACTTCCAAATGCAGGTCGTGACATACCTGTTTCTGTTAAGACTTTTGAAATAGAAGCAGGGAAAAATTTTCGGAGTGCAAACATAAATAGACCGGGTTCTGAAGTACGTGTTAAGCCAACTGCTGAACAAAAACTAAGAATGGCTATAATGGATGAACCTGCACCTGCCCCTATTCCTGAACAATTATATAGAGTAGTAGATGCTGCAGAGTACAGGCGTGGATTAGAATACGGATATTTAGACCCTAGATGGAATGCTGAACAAAGAATTAATGCTTCAGGAAAACCTTGGTTTAGTGCTGTAAATAATTTAGATGATACTTATTTACTTGCAATTAAGTTTGATGATGCAGATGGTTGGTATACTAGAGAAGCAGGTCAAGAAATTGTTGCTGCAACTGACCAAAGAATTCCTATAGAAAAAGTTTCAGTAATATCTAGTGGCAATATTAGAAAAGTAGTTGATGATTTTGAAGCATTACAGGCAGTTGATGAAATTCCAGTAGAAACCATTGCTGCTAATACATACCCTATTAATACGACTATTCCATTTGCTCCTAATTATGGAGACATTTACGAATTTGGAGACCAATTAAATCCTAGACCTAGATTTGACTTAGACCAACCTGATGTTAATAGAGTTCCTAGTCAGGCAGAAATGAAGCCTGAAGTGTATGAACAAATTAAATCAGAAATTCCTGATGATGATGGTTTGTTTAATGTAGAAAAAGATATATCTAAAGGGGAAGTTAATGCAACTACAAATAAATTAGGTTCTGATGGACCTAACATACTTGCTAGAACTATAAGAGCATTATTTCCTAATACTTTAGGACCTACTGCAGACTCTTACCTTAAAGGTATTAGTAAGTATTGGAACCAAGGTGAAATGATTAGACAATATGTAAATAATTTATATAGGTCTAGTTTGTCAGGAGGTCAATTAGCATTAAAAGAATTTGTTAATGTTGCTGACAATCTTCACAGATGGGCAGATAAAGCAGGAATAAAAGCAAACAATAGAGTTATAAATTTATATAAAACTGACATACTTCTTGTAGCAAAAAAAGCTAATGTTAATATTGAAGCAGTAAATCAATATGTAATGGTTAAAACATTAAAAAATATTAAAGATGCTTTTAACAGAAAAGAACTTGCTAGACAAAAACTTGCAGAAGAATCAGGGAAAAAATTTGTACCCGGTAAACGAGAAAACCCTAATATGCAAAACCCTGAAACAGGTGAGTTTGATATTCAAATTACAGATGACAACTTGTATCAATTTGATGACCGTACATGGATTAAAAATACTTATAACTATACTGATGAGCAAGTAGATGCAATAGAAAAAATGGCTAGAAGTGTTCAAGGATTTTATGCTGAACAAAGAACTAGGCTTGCAAATGCAGGAATTATTAGTCAAGAACAATTAAAACATTGGGAAGAATTTTATGATTGGTATACTCCTACTGAGTACATAGAGTTTGCTGGAACTCAAAGATATAATGTAAAACCTAATTTAAAAGATACTTCTGTATTAGATGATGGAGTTATGGCTCTTTCAGATAATATAAAAACTGCTTTAGGCAGACGTAATCCTTTAGATTTTGATTCTTTAACATTACAGGCAATACGGGCAGAATACAGAGCAGAATCTAACAAAACAACAAAAACAATAGTTGAATTACTTAACTATGATGCAGACAGACAACTTCTTAAAGATTTAACTGATATTTATATTGATGAAGACGGTGCTCTTCTTAAAGCAATTCCTGAACCTGCAGAGGGTACTGGGTATTTTGTTTACTATGAAAATGGTAAACGAAAAGTATTTGGTGGGTTAGGAGATAATCAACCTGTACCTAAAGATATTTGGCAAGAAGTTAACGGCAGACATGGATATTTAGCAGTTGGAGAAAATGCATTCTTAGCTAAGATTGCTGCTAGCAATGGTTGGTTTAGGTCTGTGTTTACTACTTATAGTCCATTGTTTTGGGTTCGTAACGCAGTTATAGATATGTTTACTGTTCAATTTAGAGCAGGTGTTACTCCTGATAAAGTAGTTGGAGAGTTAGGTCGTAGTTTTAACAAAATTCTTTTTAACAAAGAAGATAACTTTGTCGAGTTAATGGAACGGTTAGGTGGATGGTCTTCAGGTACACAAGGATATATAAATTTAAATTCTGTACAAAGACGTATGATAAAAGAATTTAGAGATGCAGGACAATCAGATGGTGCAATACTAATTACAGGTGGCACCAATCAAATAGAAAAAGAATTAAAAAATAGTTTAACTAATCAATTTAAAAACTTTATGCCTACAGTAGGTGGGGCATTTGAAGCTGCACCACGTTTAGCTGTAGCTAGAAAATCATTTATAAAACAATTAAATGAATTAGGAATAAACGGTAAAGCAGAAATGAACCGTTTAATGAAGTTATCAAAAGAAGATTTTTACAAAGAACTTACTCAAGAATGGAAAGGTGGAATTTCAGGAGACACTCCTAAGGGATTAATGGATTGGGATTTTGCACAAAGGGCTGCAGATAACAGTATTGATGCTACTTTAGATTTTTATAAAGGTGGCTGGCAAATCAGAGATTGGAATAATTATATTTTATTTTTAAATGCTGCTGCTGAAGGTTTTAAAGTTCCTTTTAGAACATTAGGTATTGATTTACATCCTGTAGTTAGACCAGTTAAAGACCCAGTGCCTAATGGACCATTGTTTGAATTTGGTAGCGTAGATGAACAAATTAAAAAATATGCTAAATCTGTTAACAATGGAACCGTATCTCCTTTAACATTTGGATTAGGGTATAGGGAAGCTAGAGGTGCTACAGGTCGAGGACTTAAAGAAGTTATGGGTCCTAAACAAGCATCAATGTATATAGGGGGAGCAATATACAGTTACTGGGCTATTCAAGAAGGTTGGAATAAACAATTTGAATACGAAGGGAAAGCACTGTATTACGATATTCCTGAATACATTAGATACAACGGTCTTATTTTTATGCTTCCACCTAAAAGAGATGAAGCAGGAGAACACATATTAGACCCTGTTACTCAAAGACCTAAACCACAATATATAGTAATTCCTCACAGATTACGTGAGTGGAACACTGTATTTGGTGCAGTAACTTTTTTATCAGAAAACAGTGACGAAGATGCTAATTTTAGTAAAGCTGCATGGGGTAAAGAAGTTTGGAAGTCAACATTCCCAATTAATGAATTACCTATGCCTGAAGTATTTAACGTAGCTGGTGAACAGTTAACTGGCTTTGATACATGGAGACAATCTCAAATAGTAGAAGATGAAGATGCTCCATTAGAAGAGCAGTACACTAGAAGAACTAGTAAAACTATTAGAGAACTTGCAGGAGTTATAGAAGAACTTCCTGTTGAAGATGTTCCTATAGGTGGAGAGTTAATAGATAACATAGTTTCTAGTCCTGATAGATTAAACCACTTATATGACAGTATATTTGGAAGTGTAGGGCAATTAGTTTCAGATATAACTGATTGGACATATCAAACCTTTGAAGAACTTAGAGGATTAGAAGATAGACCTATGGCTCAGAAAGTTGCTGAGTTTAGAAATATGAGTAGATTAGACCGTGCTGAGTTTAGGTTGTCTTTAACTCCTGAAGAATACGAAGAGTTTCAAAAAGAATTAAGAGAACCTGACAAAAAACAATTACCTTTTATTGAAGGATTAAAAAATTCTTTCTATCCTGAACGTGGAGGAGCATTATTACAAGCTGGTCGTAGAAGAGCAGAGCAAACATTCCCTGAAATTTCAGTAAAACAAACTAAGCAAGCAGGTATTGTTGCTTCTAAAGTTAGACAAGAGTTACTTTTTGACCAACAAAAATCAGACTCTAAACTATTAGCTTGGTATGAAGGAAACAAAAAAGATGGTATTACTCCTAAAGAATGGAGAGAAGAGCGTTCTAAAAAGTATTTAAAATATGAAGGTGCTAAATTAGGTATAGGAGAAGTCTATGAATATTCTATACAAAACGCTGAAGACAGTATTAGGGAAGCGTATTATGCAAAAATGTATAATGATGCAGGTCAAATAGATGATATTAGAAACAAAGTAGACTTGTTATTAGCAGGTTATTACGAAATAAAAATTGATGCAGAAAATCCTGATTCTGCAAATTGGGATGCTTTTTTTAATGCACGAAATGAATACGTAGAAGCACTTAGAGTAAACTCTGAAACTTTAAATGATGGAGTTTATGCAGCTTTTAGTGCTGAGTTAAGTAAAAATGATACAGCTACAGAAAAGTCGTATATTAAATCAAGCCAATACATGAAAGAGTATTGGGATGCTGGTAAAGATTTAAGTCAACTATATCCTGCTGCAGCCAACAATCCTCAAATGTCGGCTATTTGGAATGAATATATAAACGGGTCTACACAAGATAGGTATAATTTAGAAAAACAATATCCGTATTTAAAAACTTTAAATACATTGCGTAACAATCAACGTAAACAAGTTGTAATAAATGATGCTAGAGAAGGTGGCAACTTAGATTTTATTTTAGCTTATTGGTACGGAGATTTTTATAGAGGTGTAACACCTCAAGCTAAAGCCTACCATGCTTCTTTATATGGACCTCCTAATGTGTTTATGCCTACTGGTGTTGCAGTACCTTAAATCTTAAGGGTATACTAAGGGTTATTTAAAATAACGAGAGGTATACCTATGGTCAATCAGGCAGAACAACCGGAAAGTGCACCTTCTGAGGATTTCTCAGGTGGAACCACTACAGATATTACAGAAGAGTTTGCAGGTGTTAACACATTTGAAGACACTTCTACAGAAGCAGTTGATGAAACACCTTCAGAATCACCTGAAGTTGAAACTCCTGCACAACCCACACCTGAACCGGAAGTGATTAACCAAGAAGCAGAAACTCCTGTTGTATCTGAGACTCCTGTTCCTGATGTAAATCCTGCTGTAGATGATTTACAAAAACGTATGCAAGAAATAGAAGAACAAAACTTGCAATATAGAAATCAGCAACAACAAAGTCAGTTAAAACAACAGACTGATGGCTATAGGCAACAACTAGAACAGGCAGGATATTTGCCTGACCAAGCAGCACAGATATCACAGAATTGGGCTGCTCAACAATCTCAAGTAGTACAGATGCAACAACAAGCTGAACAGCAAGCTAGGTTTTTACAAGGTCAAGCTAATGCTGCTGAACACTTTGCAACTAAATACAATCTTGAGTTAAAAGACCTTGCTGAATTACGTAAATTTCCTGACCCTCAACAGATGGAAGATGCTGCAAAACGTCTTAAAGGTGACAGAGACAAAGATGCAGAGATAGCTAGGCTGAAGGCACAGCTAGTTCCGGCTCAAGAGTTTGACAATAGTCAAAGTACACCGGCTCCTTCCAGTGATGAGGACAGGTGGCTTGATAGGTATAACCAAGGCGATAGGTCTCCTCAAGCATCAGCTGCAGCACGAAGGGCTGCTGGCTTAGGTTAAAACTTAATACATATATAAAGAGGTAATCCTATGGCACAAACAGCCACAACGGGTAATTTAGAAAATGCCCAAAAAATTATCATTAGTTCTGCTCGATACACAGAAGAGCACAACGCCCCTGCTTTAGCCCTTATTGAACAATTTAGTTTGCCAAAAGGTGCTAAGACAGTAACTGTTCCTAAAGTAGGAACAATGTCAATGAGTGACCTAGTAGACGGTCAAGACATTATTGACGAAGAAGAAATTGGAATGACTACTGTAGACCTTACAGCCAGTGAGGTTGGTGCAAAAGTTATTCTTACAGACAAACTTGTAAGGCAATCAGCTAATAACGTCTTTTCAATTATTGGAAGACAGTTAGGTGATGGTATGGCTCGAAAGAAAGATACTGATGTTATTGCTCTTTACACAGGTTTGAATGAAGGAGTAACTCTTGGAGCAGACGGTAGAAGCATGACTTCTGCTAACGTACACGCAATCATTTCTAATGCGAAAGCAGGTAAGTTTGGTTCTCAGTTGTACATTCTTCATCACCCAAATGCTATAGCAGCTTTATCTAAAGAAGCAGCAACAACTGCAGGAAACAATGCTGAAATTACATCAGGTTGGTCAGCAGATTTGTTGTCTAACTTCTATAGTGGATTGCGACCAATTAATGGTGTTCCAATTTTTGAAGATGGAAACATTGCAATAGATACATCTGTTGGTGATGCTTCAGGTTATGGTGTTATTGCTGATAAGACTGCGTTAGCAGCACTTACTAGTGTTGACACTAGAACTGAGCGACAAAGAGATGCATCACTTAGAGCAACAGAAATAGTAATGACAGCAGACTATGGTGTTTTTGAATTAGATGACACTAAAGGTGCTCCAGTATTATTTGAAATTGGTGACTTAGCAACTTCATAATAGTCGAGGTATAAATGGCAGGTATAACTGAACGAAACAAACAAAGGATAGATTTAGCTAACACTGGTTTTTCTATGAAATACATAGATGAGTGGCAAGCCAAAACTACTTTATATAGGCACAAGCCTACTTACAATGACAGTGGTGAAATTGTAGCTAAGGTGGGTACTGCTATAAGAGGAGTTCCGGGTAATCCTGATTATGTATTAAGAAAAGCTAAGATAGGTATGTTTCCTTGGGAGCCAAGTGAAGGTTGTACTTGTAAATGGAGTGGTACAAACGGTGTTTGTGGCACACCTACTGAGATTAAACAAGAAGCTGTAGAAGAACCTATTGTGCTCACTACAGTAACTAAAACCTGTGACGTTTGTGGCTTTGTAGCAGAAGCTGCAAACGCTGCAGGTGCATCATCTAAAGTAACTTTTCATAAACGAAAAGAACATCCTGATGTATAATGCACATTAAGAGTTGTAACGATTGACCGTGGCTCTATAAAATTAACGGTTGGTCGCAGGGGAAAACCCTGTAAATAATAAAACCTTATAGGAGGTTAGAATGTCTTTTCCACAAACAATTATGGGAAAATATGGATGGGAAAAAGTAACTACTACTTCTCAAAAGCAGAAAGTAGGTAGTCGTATGCAAATTGGCGAGAGAGATTTTATATATGTTAAAACTGCTGAAGCAATATCTGCTGGCTTACTTGTTATGCAACAAGTTGGCGATACTGCTGATGACCTTGATTTAACTACATCAGCAGCAATATCTGCTGGTGATACAACATTAACTCTTGCAACTTCTTTAACTCTTACTAAAGACCAGTACAAAGATGGATGGCTTATCTTTAATG